GCTTATAGCCATAGTCTTCTAGTTCTGCTTCCTGCTCCAGGCTCATTCTACGGATCTCCACTATGAAAGGCTGACCAAACATAGTAGATAGGCTGCTTATCTCTATTTCTTCCTTCTTGACAAGGAAGTCATCCCTATCTTTGCTTAGCAGTAGATCAATCAAATTAATGTTCTTTTCGTTCTTTTCACTCATACCTATCTCCTTATATCAAATCTATTGGATCAAAATCATCAAATGTAAATGGTGCTTCAACCTTGCCCACTTCTCCATTTTTGAAGTCGGCAAGTGTTAGATCGTCAAACTGTACACCTTTATATCTAATTCTTTCAGCTCCTACATTATCTGGGTCATCTAGCTTAGATATAGCTTCAAATGATATAGTCTTCTGTTCTTTCATCCTAAGGCCTATTAGCTTAGTCATCCTTGAGGATACCTTAGTCATAGTGCAAGACCCTTTACCCTCTGCGCCAGTTGTCTTGTGCGCATCCATCATTTTCCTTGGCCTAGGCACTGATGCCTTTTTAAAATCTATCTTCGCCTGAAACCCTTCAAGCTCTGCGACATACTCACCATCAAGCCACAACTCTCCAAATGTACCACTAATGCCATCAGAGCCTAATATTTCTTTTATCTGTTCTTTATTTGACATGGTTTACCCCCCTTATTACACATTAATATTGATGTAGAAGTCTTCCATGGCATCTACACCCTTTAGTTTGATATATAAGAATACCTTGGCCTTAGTATTCGCTTCCTTAATCTCCTGGTCCGTCATATTGCCTATGTTTGCATTGATTTCCTTTAGATACTTCTTCTGTGCATCTAAATCAATACCAACACTATGGCCCCTTTCGATTATTCCATCTCTTGCCAAGTCTTCTAAGAAGTTACTAATCTCTGCTATAAGTAGGCACTTGTTATCGTAGTTATTGGCTACCTTACCCACATAGTAATTTGATATTGACTTCTTGATAGAGTTATTGATTAGCTTATAAGTCCTTACAAGCTTTATCTTCTTGAATGAATCGCCTTCATTACCCTTAGGTGTTGTAAGTGATGTAACACCTCTGGCAATCTTGATATTGCCGCCTTCTTTTGTCAAAATCAGCTTACCACCGTCAATTAGCTGGTTCTTTTCGTCCTTGGACTTTTTAGGAATAGTACTAATAAATGGCACATTAGCGTGTGTGATTGACTGTGTAAGTGGAGTCCCTGCACACAATCCACAAATAAATGGCAATAGCTTAGCGGCCGTATAGGTAACATCACCTTCCTTGATGTCTTCAGTCGCAAACTCTATGACATCGCTGGAGTTTGAAGGCTTAGTAGTTGTGATTACCAAATTTGCATCATATCCAACATCAGGCAATCTCTTAGTCACAAACTCTATTAGCTTAGGGTTATCTGTCTGGTCTGTAGCTTCAGGCATACACAAGTAGTTAAACTCATAGTTTTCAAGCACATCTAGTGCATTATCTAGTGTGTCTGCCCCATTTAACGCATATACCAGTAGCTTAGTAGGTGTGAAGCTTCTTTCTTCAAGAACCCCACCCACTCTTACATCCTGCACATTGCCTATTAAGGCCTGCTTCATGTAGGTAAGATTTTCTGCCTTAAACTTAGCACCCTCTAAATCCTCTAGTGAAGTGTATTCAGATAGACCTTTGGCAGTGCCATCCTTCAGAATAAGGCACACTATCCCAGTACTCGCACCTTCTACGGCTTTTCTTTTTATCTCTTTAAATACAATTTTAAGCTCTGTTAAGCCCATTGTTATACCTTCCTTCCTGTCTTAAAACGTTCGCCATATCTGATATTGGCTTCTTTCAGCAAATCGAATTCATCTGCCGGCTTGATAGTGATGCTATTATTAATATCTTGCATGACATACTTATCAGCCTTATCAAAATAAACTTGCTCATGATAGCTTACCGATATACTAAAATGTAGGGTGTGGCCCACTTCATCTTTTAATATCAAGCCATCTATACCAGATATGTGAATATATCTTCGTCCAACTTTTATACTCCTTGTAAATGTGCTTTCCAGTAGGTCTTTTAAGTCATATAAGCTAGCCTTAGCAGTCTTATTGCCATTACCTGGAAAGTACCTTATGTCAATTACAAGGCTTTTTATATTGAAGTGTAAATTTACTGACTCTGAATCTGATGTATTTACATCAATAAAAAAACAGCTACCCTTATCTAGGTATAGCTGTAATTGCTCATCATCATTTGTAATTTTACACCTGTATTCAGTATCCTTGATGGCATCATAGATCATATTCGATACTGACTTTATTAGATCGTTTACTTTAATCATTATCTACCACCCATCAAATCATCTAATATCTTCTTTCCCTCTTTGTCTAGTGTGGCTTTTCCTTTCTTTATTGCGTTTCTAAGCATGAATTTACCGGGTACGAATAGTATTTTACCCTCATCACTTCGTACGCCCTTACGTCGCTTTCTAGAGACTGAAAGGCCCATACCTGCCCTAGTTCTATGTCCATACTCAACATCCCAGGCATAAAACTCACCTTTTGATTGGGCATCATTGTAGATTTCAACCTCTTTACCTAAATCTCTGACCTTCCAACTTCTTCTAAGAGTTCCCGCTGTCATTGCCCTAGGGTCCTTATTGACCGGTGTATTCTCTATAACATCCCTTAATACTTCACTGGCTACCTTCGTCTTTAGCCTATTGAATTCTTCAGGAACCTTCTTCTCAATGGTATCTATCCTATTTATAAGGTCATCTAGGCCCTCAAATTCAAAACTCATTACAATCTCTCTTTCAGACTTACTGGTATTTCAAGGTGTGATGGCCACTTAAATGGTATACCTGCAACACACTCATAACTTCTACCTAAGTGGGTAATAGATAGTATATCGCCCTCTATAACATCCTCTTCAGGCCTCGTATATACGATATAATCAATTACAAGTGTTTCGTCATGGTATCCTGTGCTGGACTTATCAAGCTCACAAGCCACATTAGATTTAATTGTTTTCTCCTGCATAGTAGTAAGATGTGAATCACTATCCTCTACCTCTACATGCCTGATAATATCCATCCTGTCATGGTAGGTACTAGCTAATATATCTGATTCTCTCACCTAGTTACCCCCATTCATTTTAATAGTTCCCAGCTTCTTGAATCTAACAAGGTGCTTTTTGTACTTAGTGATTAAATCATCAATAGATGTTATCTTGGTATTAGCACCTACATTGTACTCAATCTTGGTATTTCCTCTGGTAATAGCCTTCACTTCGCCAGTATTTTGGTTATCTTGGCCACCGCTTGACAATGCCTTGTTGTATTCGCTTAGCATTTCAACTATTACAAGTTCTAAGTCAGCTGGAATATCATCCCTGTTACAGAAGTTCTTAATCTTTTGAATAAGGATATCAAGAACGAGAGATATTGTACTCTCATTCTCTAATGTATCCTTACCTAGTAAGATTTTGAGTTTTGATATAATTCTCTCGTTCATTCTATCACCTTCCTATACTATACGCCCTTTACTTTGCAAGTGAAGTTTACAAGTGCCTTAGGCTCAATTACCTTAGTACCATATACAAATAGCCCCTTAACCGCATCAGCAAAAGTCTTTTCAGGTCTGTAAGATTCTATTTCTGTAATCTGGCCTGCGTAAGATATGGCCTGTTCTGTACCTGCCATGATGGAGTACTTATTAGCAGCCACTGGTACATTATTTGACATTCTTAGCGTGAAGCCTGCTACATCTGCACCATCAATTACACCATTAGCTAACACCTTAAAGTCCTTAGTAAATCTTGGATCCTTAGATAACATGCCTAGGTACCAAGCTGGTATAATAGCAAATCTACCTGCTCTTGTTACGTTGTTTTCATCTAGCTTAACTGCCAAGTCTACTAGCTGGTCATATGCATTAGCTACTTCTACATCTATTGGCGTAGCTGTAGACCCAACCTTGATACCTGCATCTTTTACAAAGCTAGCTATGTGCTGGTCAATAACATCACCTATGGCGTATGATGCTCTATCCATTGCCTTGTCTACTAACTTAACATTAGCCTGTGCTGCATCTATATCATCTACCTTGAAATTGAAGTACTTGGCCTTGTCAATCACAAGTTCCTGTTGAGTTGATGTTACCTCTTCAGGATCTGCCAGCTTCTTAGGTGCGCCATCTCCAGTCAAGTAGTCTTTGATAGTAACTGGGCCTATCTGATTAATCTTAACCTTATCTCCAAGCTTCTTGATTTCGCCTTCATAGTCATGATTAACTACATCTGCATACACTAGCTTCTTATCTAAGTTTGCCTGTAGTCTAGCTGACCACAGTGTTGGTATAAAATTCTTTATTGACATATTCTATTCTCCTTCTTTTATAATTTCATGTCTTTTATGGCATCCCAATTTGCATTGATCTCTGCCATAGACATGCCTTTTAGACTCTCTGAAGATATCGTAGTATTCTTGTCAGTAGTCTTGGGTGTTTTCCCTTTTAACCTTTCATTGACTGCATTTTCAACTGCTATATCAAACTTTTCTTTAAATAGCTTGATATTTTCATTTGTGGACTCTGCATTTTCACCCATTAAAAAAGAGCTAAACTCAACATCAAGCCCTTGTTTACCAAGTTCTTTTACTGTTTCTAGCTCTAGCCTATCCCTATTGAATTGGGCCCTGTCCTGTTCAAATTTAGTCTTTTCTTTTTCAAACTCTGCCTTGGCTCTTTCATCCGCTGACATCTTGGCCAGTTTCTCTGCTTCTGACTTTTCGTCTTCAAGCTTTTTTTCATACTCCCTTTGCCACTTTTGTTCAGCGGTCTTCATAGCCTGGGTAACTCTTTTATCTGATTCAGATTGGATTAACTTCTGTAATTCCTCTTCTGTGTACGTCTTACCCTCTGGCTTGTTCTCCTCTGGTGAGTTATTTACTCCGCCATTACCAGCTCCTGTATCCTCTGCCAGTAGCTGTAAATTCATCTTAAGTCCCTTATAGTTATTCTTCATCCCTCTAAGTTACCATCCTTTCTTTTAAATAAAAATAAGACCTTTTAATGACTTGTCTAGGTCAATTATATTAATTTATAGTGCAAGGCCTTTTTAAGACCATACACCCACACATAGAGCCTCTTTTAATTAAAAGTCAGCTATCTATATGCTAAATTTATTGTCTATAGGAAACCCTAACATAAGGATTGCTTTCCACACAATCAATTACCTGTTAAGGTGCTAGGGTATAGATATTTTAGCTTTGCGACGGAAATAAATTTCCTTCGCACATCTTTTACCGTTATTAGCGGTAGATAGTGAAACGAAAAAAGCTAGTATTTTCAATGCTTATGCAATTTGCGTTATTTGCGTCCGGTAGAAAATGGAACGCAAATAACGAAATTAACCGCAACAACCAGTTGAAACTATACAATTTTTAGCTACTACTTCTATATCTTTTATTCGTGTAGTTATTATGTTTCCATCTAGATGTAGTGGGATATTTTCAACTTTATTATATACATCCATGTATATTTCTCCCTTATCACCATTCATGGTAAACTCATAGTAATAGGCCTCCTTATTCTTGGCACTAACTAAGCATTTGCTATTCTGTAGTGTCTTACAAGACCATACAACAAACACATCATCAATATTTAAGAACTCGTCCTGGTCTTCCCTTGCATTTTCATATAGCATTACTTTCTGAACACACAAACTTATAAATCTTTCGTTGCTTATCATATTAATTATCCTTCCTCAACTCTTTAGCCAGTTCAATTCTCCTACTTAAGATATCGGCATAGCTATTCATAGAATATAGCTGGGCATACATTAGACCCAATTCATCAGCACTTAGCCCCTCTAATTCCCTAATTGCCTTATCTAATTTCGTTCCCTTTTCTGTCAATTCTTTTAATTCCTGCTCCATTCTTTCAATGTAATCCATTATTTTTCTCCTCTCATATTTTATACGACGAATTTTAGCCTTTTTCCGTTACATAGATTTTTATATGTCGAATTTTAGCTAAAATCCGTTATATAGATTTACTGCACTAAAAAAGCACCCTAACATCTGTTAAAGTGCTTTTAATAATTATATCCTGCTTCGCGCTTGACTTTATCAAAATTTGCTTTCGTTTCCTCATCTGTCAAGTAGTCTTTTGCGCAAGGCCCATACATTACCTTCTTTGGGTTTTTTAGAACATCTTCCACATCCTTTTTATCTAGATCAGTTATTTCTTCATCAAAGCTTGTCCACTTCAAAAAAGAATCTAAAAGTACTTCTATAATTACTAGCCCACTTGATTTTACTACGCATGCGCAACGCCCATCTTCTAATGTTATCAGTATTCCGCCTAGCCCATTGCTGCCTATTAATTCTTTAAATTTTAACACATCTATCACCTTCTATTTTATATGCTTTTATGTTGTGCCTCTTTAACGCTTCAATTAGGCTTTTTTCTGGCACATCCTGAGTAAAGCAAACTTCCTTTACTTCACCAAGTGTTAATTTCCCATGGTATTGGAGTTCTATATATCTTACATCTATCTTATTCACTAGATCCTCTACAGAATTAAATTTATTATTTTTAATCAAATCTGTATATTCATTTATGGAGTTTAGCTCAATACATCCAATATTGACTTTTTCTGTACTACTCGCAATCACCCTTTTATTAACGGCATTTCCAAGACTATTGTTGACGGTCATTGTAACCCTGCCCTTTAAGGCTTTTTTATCAAACCTAAATATTACATCTCCATATTGGTCGGTCCCGCCCCACATTTTATTATGGTCAAAGTCTTTAAGATAGTCTTTGTTACCTAGATATCCATATTTTTCATAGTCAGACTTTTTTAGTTTTTTGGTATTTGCCCCAAATAATTGAGTTGTAGCCTCTTTTCTGTAGTCTTTACTTACTGTACCACCACTTGTGTTAGTTTCAAATTGATTCTTGAACCTATTGTCTGTTACTAAGCTTTCTAGGTCCTTACTCTTTATTCTTATTGAGTATTCTGATGTTCTTACTATATCATCCAGCGTTTTTTCAACAATCTTCTTGTCTGAAGTTGAAATTCTATTCTTTATGTTTGATTCATACCAGTTTTTACTGTGACTTTCAAAGTTACTTAATGTTTTCGGAACATCTTTAATCTTGTCAGTTTTCTTACTATTATTATACTTCATTTCCTGGTATTTATCAAAGCTTTTAGGTACTTTAATGCCGTCTTTTTTATACTTATTGTATTGCTTCTTATCGTTATACCTGTTATTCCATTTCTTTTCCTCTATCAGATACTTAGGGTCAGACTCAACATACTTCTTGTGCCACTCTTTATAGTTTAGTGACTTATCAACTTTGACTTCATTATTAAACATATCTCTGGCTGTTCTGGTGCCTTCCAAAGCTCCAGTATATGGTGCAGTGGTACTTCTACATCTAGGGTGCATTGGCGGATAATTTACCCCTGCTTGTGCATCCTTGATGCTAAATACTTCATGGTCTAAATCTCTGCATACATCAGATGTTCTTAAGTCTAGGGTAGCAACATAGATATACTTATCAACACCCATTTCATTATAGGCTTTCAGTGTACCAAGGCTACTAAAATAGGCTTGTTCAGTATGTACTAGTGTAGCGGCTGCCCTTTTTGATACATCCATCTTCTTCGCTACACTCTCTATGGCTTGTGTGCAATCAGCCCCTGATATAGCCATCTTTACTATTTCTTCTTCCAAGGCATCTTTTAACTTAGCCCTATTCTTCCATATCCTTTCACTGAAGTTTTTGCCTGACCAAGGCCTTTCAAATTCTTTTACTATTTCCCCTATAGTCAGTTTATGAAAATCTTTTACCACTGTTTCACCAGTAGCAACACCTATATCAAAAATTACCCTATGGTAGTTAGTCTGTAGCGACTCTTTCATAAGTGATTCTACCGCTTCATGTTGGTAGATGTATACCTTGTCTATTTGCTTTTGGATATTAAAGAATGTTTCTTCAAGGTGACTTATCCTTGACCTAGTGGATAAGGTATTAAGTTCCAGCTGTATATCTGGGTTGTCTATTAGGTCCATATACTCTTCTAATCCCATTCTAAAGTTTTTATACTCATCACCTGTTAGAAGCTTAGTAGCAAGGTCATAATCAATCTCATTATCCTCTGCGTACCTGTAGTATAGTACGGATATTTCTTTTTCAATTTCTTTCAAGCAATTATAGAATGCATCATTAATTGTCTTAACTACTTCATCTGCTGACCTGATATCTGCCCGTGACCTCTCAAGGGCCCTTTGAATCCAATAGTTACTCTTCTTCGGCATCAGTATCACCACCTGCATTATCTATATTGGTGAAATCATAACTGCTTGTCATCTCCTCGTCTTCAGCCTTTTTCTTTTCTAATTCTTCTTTTGCATTTTCCACAAATGGAAGTTGATTAAGTAATGTTTCACTACTTAGGTAAGGTGATAAGTTCTTAATAGTTTGGGATAGCTCATATATATTCTGTGGTAGTGTGTTGGCAAACTTGATATTAATGTTAGTGAATAGGTCTATATCTTTTTCTAGGCTTAGGGAATTACATATAAGTTCTATCCTTCGCTGTAATCCTTTCTTGAATTTCCTTTCCTTGTTGCTCCTTATCTGCTCCATAGCTAATATCTTATACCTAATTGATACACCGCTTAGGTTATTACCAAAGCTTTCATCTTGCATATCTGGTGTGTAAGAAAACTTATGGATATCTCTTCTAACTCTATCCTTGTAATTCTCTACCCACGCATCATTTATTTCCTTGATTAGCCACTTAGCATCACCATCATCATCAAGTAGCATTACCCTGTTTCTCTTAAGCTCATCTATTCGCTCTGAGTCTGTTCCAGCCATATTTACAAGTATCAAGTATGCATCAGTGAATTGGTCCATATCGTTTAGGGTGTTTGACTGCGCTTTATTATAAGCATCTATCAGCGTAATTACCTGCTCAAAGTCCCCTTGCTCTTCCTTGTTGTTCACATACTCAACCACGGGTACATCCTTAAATGTGTGTGGTGTTATTTGCTCTAAGCTTAAATCAGAATCCTTGCCCTTATATAGCGTACATGCTTCTTTGTTGTATACTTCTGCATATGTTATCTTATCGTTGCCCTCACCAACATCATAATACCTGATGGCAAACTTAATGCTTGGCGATATTGTCATGTCATAAATGACAAACATCTGGTCTGGCCCAAACTCATTAAATCTTATTCGTGCGTCTTCATCACGATATAAAAGTTCATAAGCCTTACCTTTTATGCTGCATATCTTGGCAAGCTCTAGATTTTCTTCCTGCTCATCTGAATAATCGAATATAGCCTGTAGGTCATCTAGTAATCCACCTTCTTCCTTGCTTGTATAACTTATGGGCTGCCCAACAAAATAACCTACAAGCATATCAGTAATATATTTAGGATATGGATTTACTATTTTATTATTAGGCTGTCCATCCCTAGATGTATGGTCCAGTATATCGTGCTTACCTTCATAATATTTCTGAAGCTTAATATATCTAATGGTCTCTGCCTTATGCTTCTTGATAAACTTTTGTATATCTTCAATACTCAATTCGTCTTTATTGGTCCTATACATATCATCCCCCCTATAGTCCTAACTTAGTCTTGTTCATGGTCTTAAGCCCCTTTGATTTTCTCCAAGGCTCAATGCCATACCTTAAGGCTGCTATTGCATCATCAAAAAATGGAACTGGGTCATCCAGATAAGTACTTAGCTTACCATCATACTTCCACTTCCATTGCTCTAACTCTTTTATTAAATTTACGCATGACGGATGCACATATACCCTTCTTTGCTTTATCCAGTCTATCTGCGTGTTGATATACTTCTTATCTGTTGTCTTTTCTTTCTTGACTCCCTTAACTGGGTATCCAGCCTTCTGCCACATCTTTTTTCTGTCTGGCTCTGCTGAGTCACAATACATTAATATTTTCTTACTGAATCTGCCTTCAACATCTTTAATAATTTCTGATGTATCTTTTTCATAGCAATAGTGTTCATTCAGAATATATAAATCACCATCCTTATACGCAATTGTAAGGATAGCATTTGCATGGTTATATCCAAAGTCCTGACCTATGCTTAGGTACTCATAATCATCTGTATCTTGGCTGATATTCTTTACTTCCCAATTATTAAATATAAGCCCACCGACTTCTCCCCACTCACCGAGTCCATATATCCTATATCCATCTGGATCTCG